AAAGCATATTGAGCAATATAAACTTTTAAGTGATACAATCTCAACTGATCCTATTCATGAAAATAAGAAACCAAAACCTCTGACTCGAAAAGAAGACGGAGTATTTGGTTATTATGATTTAACGGCACATAATGAAGTTAATTCGGATGATCATACTAAAAGATATTCCGTAGACTCTGGATTTGGTTCTGGTTCTAATAGTGGTAATAGATCATGGTGGGATTATTTATCCAGAGATATTGTTGTTGATGGTCATATTATACATCACGATTCTAGAACAACAAATAATACATGGCAACCTCAATTTGATATGACGGAATTGGAAGTTGCTCCATTATATACTATAATCAAAAAAATAAGAGAACCACTATTAGATAAAAGAAGAGAATTTGTACGTTTAAAGAATATCAAACGACGATGGGAAGCATACAGATGCGTTGTTTGTTGTTTGGATGGTGGAGGCAATGGTGGTACAGAAGACATTAAACTTAAAAATGAATTCTTAAATATAGATACCCTTTTAGGATCTGCAACTAATTTAATTCCTGGAGCAAGTATTCTGGGGTCTATAGCTAATTTAATTCCTGGAGCAGGTCTTGCTACTAGTTTGATAGGTTCTATACGAACTATAGCATTAGGGCCAAATGAATTATTGATGAATGCATTAGGATTAACTCCATTCTTTGCAGAAATGTTTGGAACTATAACCACTGCAAGAGATATTATTTTTGGTCCTACTGGACCTTTTGGTGATATGAATCAGGAATATAGAGTAGTAGCAGCTGGTTCTTTTACTGATATTGTTAATTATGATCCTAAAGCTCCTGGAAATATAGGAGGTTTGACTTATTCATATGATTTAACCAAACAACCATATAATCAAACTATTGGTGAATTTTATAACATAAAAAGAGAACTTCCAAATTATGTAAAATATGTAATAGAACGTGGTCTTCATCAATATACTCTTGCAATAGAAGATTCTCAAAAAGTAGTAGATGATCTAGATGATTTTATATCAAAGTGTGGTGGATGGATTGGTCAACTAGATGATCTAGATCTAAGATTTTTGGATCCAGAGTGTGTGGAAACTGCTGTAAAGGATAGCGGGCCACCAATACCAGAGTACTGGCCTTATGGGGGCATTCCTCCGCGATATAGGATAATTGACGGAATAGGTTCTACTAGTAAGGACGGATGTGTAAAAGACTACACATTTAATACAGCACAGGCAACTATAGATGATCCAAATTGTGGAGACACCTGCAGAGATGGGCCTTGTAGTGCACCATATATCGATGAGTTTGGAAATGGGCCGTGTAATGAATGCTATACAGTTAATTGCTTTATTGGGCCTGAATATGTAAACGCTGTTCAAATCTCAAATCCTCTTTATGTATCGCTTCCAGCATGGGTAAAAGACTGTTCTACACACCCATCAGCTATGGTTCGTGGATATACAGTAATAGATTTTGAATCGGATCCTAATATTAGGTATAAACCTATTACAGATTATAAATTTAGTATTGGCACTACTCAGACGCCACCATTAGTGGACTATTCATTAAATCCAAGATCTCGAGAAGAATATAATGAAGATCTAATAACAAAATTAAAAGAACAAAAAAGATGTATTGATAATGGCGATTGTTGGCTTACTGGATGTACAAACCAACTAGATATAGAACTTGCCAAAAGGAATGCAATTATCAAGAGGAACTTTATTAATGCTAGATTGACATTAATAAAGGAAATAAAAACTAAATTAGAAACAAATTATATATCTAAATGGACAGACCTATATGAGGAATGGTGGAATAGAAAAGCATTCTTTTACTCCAAAGTTCCTACGCCAGGAGAAATTCCATCAAATACCCCAAATGAAAATGGACAATTAACGAAAAAAATAACATCACCATTATCATTATATAATATATCTTCTATTAAAAGAAAACCTATACGTGGAAGTAGATATGAAATATTAGCAAAATCTATAGGAATAGAAACAGAGCAAATAGGAGAGTGGGCCTATAATATATTTTTCGGAAATGCAGACTCATTAGAAGTACCTGATGATATATCAAGAGAAGTTATCGGATATACGTATGATGCTATAGATTTTCCAGGAAGTAGTGATAGAAATCCAGATAGAGTATTCCCATTTCATCCATATTATGATCAAGGATATTCTATAAAGAATGGATTAGGATCTTTTATAACTCAAAGAAGTCCTCGCTATGTGTATGCATATAAAGATAATTATCTATTTAATAATTCGGGATGGCAATCTGAATTTTTAGATAATACTGGAACTGTAGAACAGACCACAGAAAATGGATATTATAGCTTTCCTGTTGGACAGGTAGATGACATATCCGCTATGAAAAAACAAAGACTATTAGAATATGATATGTCTACCCTTCCTGGATATAGTGACAGTGGATATATAGAAACTTTTAATATATTTCAGGACGATTTAACAAATAAAAAACCACCGAATATTAAAAGAGAAGAAATAGCATCATATGTTCGTATAGAATTTGAAACACCAATAGGATTGGATAGACTTGCAGAATTCCCAACAGGATTTATAAGAGATGCTGGATCTGAATATTTCTTACCATATATTGTATCGTTGACTCCAGGACCTAATGGAAGACAATCAATCAGAAATAATATTGCGGTAATTGGGTTGGATCCTTATGGATTTGATGTTGCTATTAAAAAGATGAATGTAGAAGATCATACTGCATCTAAAAAATATTCTTGGTATGAGGAACAAGATAGAACTTTAAATGAAACTTCTATGGATCTTTGGCCTGAATTTGGTTTTGAAACTGAAAGACCATATTATACCGCAGCACCTCGTGATGGATCTGAATATAGTGGGGATACAAGTCATAGTTCTACTTTTAGTAGTTATGATAATTCAGATAATAGATCAGGCTCTGGAAGTGGAGGATTTCAAGCAGAGGCAAGATCCTTTACAAATACTTCTAAACTTTCTAGTTTATATTCTACAATATATGATTATGATGACAATAATACTTCTAGAAAAAGTGCAGGTGTAGATCCCGAATATAAAAGAACAGCAAACGGTAGTGGATATTTATTAAATTCCCATAAAAAAATAAAACCACATAGATCTTGGTGGTCTTTTGAATTCCCAAAAAATATATACATACCACAAAGAGTAAGTGGATTATTCAATACATTCGGCCTTGTGTCCTCTCTCGGAGATGAATTAAGTAATGCATCGTTATATTATGCTCATGGGCAAGAGTTTAATGTTGGGACTATACATGGATCTGGTATTGGTCACTATGGCAATTCAGATGTTACTGGAATGCTGGTATATGGGTATCATGATCATTATTGGTGGTATGGTAGTGAGTTAGATCAGTGGTTATCCTTAGCAGATACTCCAGCAACAAGAACTCTCCTAGCTCAAGCAAATAGTGCCGCTCCTAATGCTACTGTTCCATTTTTAGCTAAAACTGGAGATCAGTTACTGGAGACCATGAATGTTCACTCAGATCTTCCAGAAATAGAAGGATTGTTTAGCGATACTACAAATCATTGGATGATGGGTGATTATATAATGTATAGGCCTGGTTTGATAACAACAGACGTATGGAAATATGATCTTAGCGGAGAAACTGAATATGGTCTAGTGCATCCACCTACCAGTAATCCAAATTATGATCTATTTGATCAAAATTTTGCTGCTCAGTTTGTTGTTCATGGTAGATCATCTGGTGGAAGTGCGTCGTGTTCTGAATATTATACTTGTGCCAATCCTAATGGTACGGTCAGTAGAGTTGGATGTCCAGATTCTGATCCATATTGCAATTGTCCTGCTCAGGACATGATACCAGATGAAAGAGAACCCACATATTTGGAATTGTATGCATTATACACTCAATTAAAGGAATGTGCCCTAATTAGGGATAATTTAGGAGAAGAATATCTGGGTTGTGTATGGAGCGATCCGAATAATCCATGTAGTTGTAATTGTCCAGAAATAGGAACTAAGTTTAAGAAGTATCTAGAATACTCTAGAACGTACGCCACTTTCTGGGAAACTCCCAGAAATACTCCTCTATTAAGAAACAGTCAAATGGAACAATTATTTTCTCAAAAAATAGCAATATTGGTTCCTAGTACATCTAAAGTTAAGGTTGGAGATATAGTTGAACTCATACAACCAAATCCTGTAAGTGAAGAATTCTTTACAAAACAAAAGAATCTTTATGGTAAATGGTTGGTTCTTCAGATAAATCATACATTTACTAAAAATGTAACTCAAGGATTAAATTTGACATTATGTCGAGATAGTTTACCAATGAGTCCAGATGATACCTATTAATTTTTATATTATTAGATAAATATAGATATGAAAACGTTTTTAAACACATATTCAGATTTTCCTATGTTTTTCACTAAAAACCAATTCACTAGGGATATAAATCCAAAAAAGGGTATAGTTGCTATCCGTGAATCTGTAAAAAACATAGTTTTAACAAATGCAGGAGAAAGAGCATTCGATCCATATTTTGGATGTTCCATATATGAATTATTATTCGAATCTGCACTTGACAGCATTCGTATGCTTCCATTGAAGATGAAACTGGTTAATAATATTCATACTTACGAAGACCGAGTTAGTGTAGATGAAGTAAAGATAACCAATGAGATGTATGCTATAAATATCACTATAGAATATACTATAAATTCTCTAAATACTAAAGATAAAATAACAATAAGTCTCGAGAGGACACGATAATGGCAACCCCAACACCACCCCCACAAATCGGATCATTAGATTTTAAAGAAATTAAGCAAAATCTTATAAATTACCTTCAAGGTCAATCTATTATTCAGGATTACAATTTTGAGGGATCTGTAGTACAGACGTTGATAGATCTGCTTGCATATAATACATTTTATTATGCATATTATACCAATATGATCGCAAGCGAAATGTTTCTAGATTCTGCTCAAAGATTAGATTCTATAATTTCTTTGGTAAAACCTTTGGGATACACAATTAGCGGTAAAAGATCATCTAGAGCTCAAATTCGATTAAGTGGAGTAATAAATAACTATGTTCCAGAGCATTCTATATTTTTTGGAATAAATGAAGATGGAATTCAATATACATTTTATACTTTAGAAGATACATCTGGGGCAGATAGTGATGTTCTTTTATCTCTTGTAGAAGGTAATCTTATTAATAATATATCTGCGATTTCTTCTGTAGATCTAGAAAAACAAAAATATTATATTTTAGATCCAGATATTGATATATCCACTATTAGAGTTACAGTTAATGGTGATGTATGGAAATTAAAAGGAAATATAGGAACTTTAGCCAACACAGAAGATAAAATTTATTTTGTGGAAAGAATAAATTCCGAAGGCTTTGCTATTCAATTTGGAATTGAAAATACGTTAGGCAAATCCTTAGTAGAAGATGATGTTTTGGAAATTAGATATCTGAGATCTTCTGGTAAAAAGGCAAATGATATATACGTATTTTCTGAGGGAAGTTCTAATACATATGATTGCGGTGTATGTTCTATTGATTTAGAATCTGCCTCATCTAGTGGATTAGATGAACCATCCATTCCTCTTATAAAATTCTTGGCTCCAAAATATTTTGCAGCACAAAATAGAGCAGTAACTAAGAATGATTATAATGGATTATTATTAGAAATGAATCTAATTTCCGACCAGAATGATGCTACTATATTTGGAGGAGAAGAATTATATCCTCCAAAATATGGAAGAGTTTTTCTTTCATTGTCAAATACTCTTCCTGACGGTGTTACAATTGAAGATGTTATCAATAAATTACGAGAAAATTCAGTAATAACTATTTTTCCAGAATATGTTGCCGCAAATTATATTAACGTTTTTATGGATTTTTCATATTCTTTTAAAGGTACATCACAATCCCAAGCTGAAAAAACCTCCACGACAAATTCATTAAAATCCTTTATTACTTCAGAGTTTATACTACAACAAGAAAATAAATTTAATGCAGAATTAGATGGTTATGTTATATCTAGTGCAATAGTAGATAGATTTCCTTTAGTTAATATAACTGCTGATGATTTTAGTTTCTTTTTTAGAACCCAAATTCAACCAAATTCACCAACAGTTTATTTTAATTTAGGAAATAAAATTAATATTAGACCAGGAAGTGATGATTTAACAATAACTAGTCCATTTATAAATGATAATGGACAGAGTGTTGTTTTGAAAATCATAACAACACCAGCAACAAATAGATCTAAATTCCTCAATATAATACAAGTGTCATCTACTTCAGGTCAACCAATACCTAATGCTCCATATTCTGGAAAAGTACTCATTAATACTGGTGTTATTGAAATACCAAAATTATCTCCAAATTCATATGTTCTCACTATGCCATTTAAAGATAAAATTATAAAATCTCCTTTAAATAATATAACCAATTTTATTACTAATGTGGCAACGATAAAATGAACGTCATAACGCTTTCAACTGTACAGGGAGATACTGGTGGAGATTATCAAAAGTTATATGCTTTTCGATCATCTACAGCATTTACTGGTGCAGTGGGAAGTACTTGCGGAAGAATATTTGATATTAGTAAATATATTCCTGTATGGGTCAACGACGAAAAACTTCAAAGGCAGTCTAGCGACCCCACCAATTCATTTAGTATTTTTGATTTTCTTCAATTATATTATGACTGGTTATACTGTGATGGAGCGAGTGGTGCCAAATATATGCTTTCTGAAGACTTGCTAGATTTAGCAGATGTAGAAAAAACAAATCCCGATTTTCTAAACAGATACATGTCAATGTATCTTCCTGGAATATCTCCTAGTTTATTATCCACTAACGGTGGAAGTATAAATGTTAATAATTTTACAAGTTTCGTTAAGAGCATCAGAACAAATTTATATCAACAAAAAACAACCCCAGATGGAGTGAAATATTTCTTCAAGACTTTATTTGAAATAGAACCCGATGAAGTAGAAATATATGAACCTAAACAAATTATGCTGCGATTAAATGGCGGTAGATTTGGAGATCCTAATTTTAAGTTTGTGGGTGGATCGACGGGAAGTTATAGTGGAGAGAATCCATTATATAATTTAGCAGGAAGTTATTTAAATGGATCTAGAATGCAGGACGGAGATTGGATTCATAATTATTCCTATTTGTTAAAAGTAGGAATGACCGCAGATATCTACACAGATTCATATTTAAGCACCATGCATCCTACAGGACTTCGAGTTGTCTTTGAAAAAACAATGCAGGATTATGTGGGTCCAGGTGGAGGAGACGGAGAAGGAACGACTGGAATAGTATGCGAGTATCCTGTACTTAAGAATTATGGAGCTTATAGACTAGATACGATATATACCCTAACTGGAACAGGACCTAATAGTATGTCATTGTATGGATTATCTGCTTGTGCAGGTTGTACATATACTGGATTTACAGGACCTTCCCATTATTTCCCATCGTGGTTAGGAACTATAACTCCACCCCCAACAAAGTTTAAAGATGTTCCCATATTTGACTTTTTTAATTTATGCTATTCTACTGGTGTGACAAGTCCAAATGATATACGTTCGTGTTCTGGATGCTAATATAAAGGTTATAAATACATAAAATGGCCATAAATCACACAACAATTCAAAAGTATATTAATGATGTTATAACATCTAAAATACAACCCTATGCATTTATCGGTTCAACTGATAAAACTTTAACAACCGATACTGTTGATTCGCAACTGAATGTATGGTCGGATTCCTTATTTGCTTCTAAGATAACAAAAAAAGATATTGTTGGAGTCGTTCCGAATGTAACATATCAATCAAGTACTGTATATACTCCTTGGAGTTCTAGCAAAGTAAACACAGGAAAATATTATGCATATAATAAAACTTCGGGAATTGTATATTTGTGCTTGTCTGATAATTTATTGAACCGTACAGATTATTTGGGAAAAAATGCTTCTACTAAAATTCCAACACATGATGTCGGATCTAAATTATACGAGGACGGATATACATGGATGGCATTATATCGTATCACTGCTCCTCTTTTAAAATTTGTAACCGATAGTTGGATTCCTGTAATATCGTTAGAAGATTTTGTTACAGAATTTGAAGGAACTGCATATGAACAACTAATCAGATTTGGATCAGTTCCTGGAGCAACTGGAAATTGTGGAGTATATTTCAAAGAAAATACAGAAGTTCCTAGTACAGCAAATACAAATACTACTTATAGTTCTGGTGCTTTATTTTCTACAATCAACGATATTACATGCAAAGAGTGTTATTGGTTGTTTAGAAATAATCCAGCATATACTTCTATATTTACAGGATCCGTAGAACCTTCCGCTAGTATTACAATATATGATAGATTTGATAGTGTTGGCAATATGGTAAACCAGAATCTTTTATCATCGTCTTCTCCATACTATCATTTATATAATATGGCATTAAATGGATTAAGTGACGGAGCTATTATTTCTTGTTTTATAGATTTAACTGGATTAACTCCAACGCAATTGACAACTACAGAAGCAAATCCTACTGTTAGTATAT